ATATCATTAAGTATCACCATTGTTTCAATTTGAATCGATCCTGACATAACCTCACGTAGAAGATTAGGATGTTGACCATCTATGACTGCCAACATTTGTTCAGGATCATCATCGCCTAAGAGACCTATTATATCATTTTCAAACACATATGTCAAGGACTGATTGGTCTTTTGCCACTTTGAATATGCCTTATCGCCTTCTGGTCCTAACATCTCACCAACCCATGTACTGTCTCCGTATATGAAATTAGCCAGAAAAAAGTTCCTGAGTTGTTCCAATGAATACTTACGGGATAGTTTGTAGAACTGGTACTTGGCCTTGTTCTTCATAAAAGAATCTTTGCTCACATTGGTTTTGCCATTGTACTTAAAGAAGTCGTATGAGGATGAGGTAAAGTGTGTCTTCAGAGCATTATATAAGGCAAAGGCTTCAAAGCCTGTGTTCTCAGTCATATTGGCAATTTAGAACTTTTCTTTATTAGGTTTGCTGATTGGGCTTCTTCTCTTATTCTAGCCTTGAGGTGTGATGATATAAGTGTTGCAGCCACTTCAACTTCAATACCTGTCTCGTCACAATGTTGAATGATTGCTTCCATACACGGTACACGGTATACGTCAGCAATCTCTTCAATCTTCAGGCTAAATTCACGGATTTCATCTTTAGAAGGCATTATTTTCTACCTAGTGCATAGGCCATACAAACTGGTTTTGCATCTGTTTCATAGGCACACTTAACAGCAATAGGGTCTACACCTTTTTGTATTGCAGCCTCAATATTTTTAGACATATTGTTTCTGTCATTGATACTGTACATGAATCCACCGATGATAGATGAACCCGCTAGAATAGTTCCACATACTGCGACTGTTAATAGATTTTTTTCCATTTTAAATGAACTCCTTGTTTCTGTCAATTGAATCTTTTTTCGACCGGTAAAAAATGTGGTTACCAATTTGTTTAACTTTCTCCAACTTTGTCCAACCTGGTTGGACATAAGTGGCGTGATAGTAGGTTGCTCCATCTGTTACGTCTTTCATTATGTCATAATTAACAACCAGATTGGTTGCAAGTTCCAAAATCTCATTATACAGTCTTCTATCATGTATTGTCAAGTCTTTTTCGGTAGTTCTTTCACAATACCAAGAAAATTGACATGTCCCATTGGTTTTTTGTTTAACCACGGAACATATGGTGTCACCATAACCAGATTGAACTCTGTTTACAGTCACAAATGCCACGGCTTTCCAACCATCTACAGGTTCATGTGCCGCTTCAAAGTAGATATTTTCTGCCAAACAAGTGATTTGAACCTTTGTTGGTTCAGCCAATTGACTATATGATGTCTTTAATGGTAAAAGTTTTTGTGTATCGATATTGATACAGGATAACATCACAATAATTGCAGAAAAGAATACGCTAATGAGTACAGGTTTACTTCTCATGTGTTTCTTTAGAGTTAAGGGATGGTGGGTTTTAAGAACCCACCGAAACTATCTCAGAAAGAGATTTTGATGCCAGCAGTAACGCTATTACCTGTGTAGGTGTCAATGCGTTTTTGTGTTTGTTGGTAGCGATAGTCTGCTGTCAACGCTACGTTTTTGGCTACAGGTACTGTTAGACCAAGGCCTGCTGAACCGGCATAACCAGATTTAACACCTTCAACTCTGATGTATGATCCACCGACTTTAGCAGTCAATGTGTTGCCTTTAAAAGAATAAAGGTCATAACCACCAATAAGGTCATAACGGTTCTCTTTGAAACCTGCGTGTTTAACACTCTCGATTTCACCAGTTACACTATACTTGCCCATTTGTTGGCTAAGAGAAATGCCATAGTCATTGCTATGTGGGTTTGCATAGTCACGACCAGCAGTAAGACCTAAGTCCATAGCTTGTGCAACACCAAACGTAGCTAACATTGCTGCTACTAATAGAGTCTTTTTCATTTATATTTCCTTTTCTTAAATGAATTATGCTGGTATATAATCAATACCAGAAGTTGAGAGAACACCAGTTGTTGCTGGCGCTACACCAATCAAACCGATAGTTTGTTGGAAAGTAGTAAGGTGAGCAGCTGCTACTAACAATGCTGCTTCTGTTGTTGAACCTGTTGCTAATGCACTAATATAAGGCAATGCTTGTGTTGGTGTTGGTGTAACACCCATTACATTAGCATATACACTATTAACAAATGTAGCATAATCAGGATTGGTTGTAACAAATGGTGCAGAAGTCACGATTGCCTGAGCAATTTGTGTACTTGTTGTACCTGCATCTTCTAATTTGATACCGAGGCCTTCATATGTTGTACTTACTGTACCACCAAATGAAGCTTTCAATAATGCGTATACATCACCAGCAGTACCAGTAAGGTCAAAAGCAGTGGATTTGTCAGTATATGCAACACGATTCACTCCTTCTAATTTATAAGAAACAGCAGTCATCAATGCAGATGTAACTAGAATGTTTTTGTTTGTTGTATCATTTACAACGGTAAAGTCAGCACTCTTATCGCCTAGGTTATAAGATGTGGCACCTGTAACGTCAATGATAGTATAATTCAAACCATTACCAATCTGGCCTGTACCTGCAGAACTAAATGTAGAAATCTTACCGCCTGTACCGATGCCAGTCACTACGACCACATCAGGATTAGCAATTGTTCCACCTAAATTTGTACCTGCAATAGTAACAGTATCACCAATTGCATAACCAGTACCAAGGTTTGTGACCTCAATGACTGTGGTATATACACCATTAGTTTTCGTTACGTCAAATTTGGCACCTGTACCAGCACCACCGGTTGTGCCTGTGACACCGACATATGTTGTATTAATTGGCGTTTGGCCAATCGTTACTGTTGTTCCCATTAAAACTCCTTGTTATTAAAATTGATGGTGGGTATTCTGTTACGAGGAACCCACCGAACCCTAGTCAGCGTTTAGGCTGCCAATGCGAATTTTTCATCATTTGCATTTACTTTGATTTACTTTTAACGACTCTCTGTGTCGAGTTGTCCATGCCTCTACTTGTTACCCTGTCGAAACTATGCACCCCCATCAAAAGCATTCTTAATCTCCAGCATACTTGTGGGGATCAATCCACTTTCAACCTTCTCCGATCCTGCGTCCAGTTTAGAATACTTTTGGTGGAGGTGGGGGGATTCGCACCCCCGTCCAGAATACTTTTTGATTTACTTCATACAACCATAATCATCTAACGGCCTCTGTGTGCTTATGCTTCACAGATTTCCTTAGAATCTTGAACCAGAGTTTTTTTACCTTCTCAAGGTTATGTTCAAACTCTGCACGGTTTAACTTTTGAATTAGTTTTTTGACTTTCATTAGTTTGGTACCGCTACTACTTTTTTGATGCCAGTTTGTGGATCAACCATTTCTTGCCAGTGATAACCGACAGGAGGTGCTTGTACAATTGGTTGTTGTACAACAACACTTGGTTGCTCAACCACAACTGTTCTTGGTTGTGCTAATTCATATCCTACAACACCACCGATAAGTGCAGGTCCAACCCAGCAACCACCACAACCATAATGGTAGTGATATGAAGGTCCACGGTGCCATTGTGCCATTGAGCTGGTAGCGGCAGCTGCCAATAGTAACGCTACTAAGATTTTGTTTTTCATAGTGCTATTATATCCTTTCTTAAGAAGATTGTCAAGCATTTAGTGGCTTGTATACCACATGACCAGTAAAAGTAGTCATTTTTTCTTCAATTATGAATAATTTGTAATGATAACCTATCTGGTCATTCACATCCACACTTGGATTGTATGGATCACCTATCTTATTTAGGAATTCTATCTTGTTTTGCGTATCTTGAGCCTTGGCCTCATCTAATGTGGCGAACTCTTGTTGACTTTTTGTGAAGTTGTCCGTGACCATATACGTTGAAGTATAGTATTCAGGATGCAATCTTTTCTTGATACGGTCTAATACATGAGGAGAAAGATGTGTCTCTTCCCAGTCTTTCAACCATTCACTTTTACCTTTAGCTGCTATAAAACGTTTGACCTCACCATTAGGTTTACCAAACATATTTGCATCTCTGAGAAAACGCACAGCATCGGGACACATACCAAAGTATACGTATTCCCTCTCAGATAAAACGATTGTTTCTTCTCCGTCTATTGGTTTATCCATGATTGTGATAGTAGTGAATTGCTTCTGCTAAACCATCAATGTGATCCGATGTTTTCTCTTTGAAGATTAGTGGTTCAGAATCTTTGACGGCCATGATAATGACTAAATTATTTATTGGGCGGCCAATTAATTCTTCATACATGAGACTATAGGCAGTGGTTTGCCAGAAGTAATCAAGAATGTCTTCTTTTGCTTTGATTTTAGATGAGGTCTTAAAGTCAATGACTGATAACTCACCTTCATACTCTGCAATACAATC